TCCCAAGGTATTATCGGACGCTCTGGCTGTAAGTTTCGACAATTCAGTTGGCCATGACTATCTAGAAAACTCGGAAGAACGATATGAATTCTACCATCGTAAAGAAGAACGAATCCCCTTTGATTTGGATTTCTTTAACAAGATCACAAAAGGTGGTCTACCTACTAAAACACTTAATATTGCTCTTGCCGGAACTGGCGTGGGAAAAAGTTTGTTCATGTGCCATGTGGCTGCGGGCTGTATGGTACAAGGTAAGAATGTACTTTACATTACCCTTGAAATGGCTGAAGAAAAGATTGCAGAAAGAATAGATGCAAATCTATTGAATGTTACGGTTGATGATCTAGTAAATTTACCGAAAGAAATGTATGATAAGAAGATTGCTAAACTCCGTGAAAAAACTGTTGGAAAACTCATCATTAAAGAGTATCCTACAGCATCTGCGAGCACCACTCATTTTCGCACCTTACTCAATGAGCTTAACCTTAAAAAGTCTTTTGTTCCTGATATTATCTTTATTGATTATCTTAACATTTGTTGTAGTGCTAGAGTTAAAGCTGGTGCTAACGTCAACAGTTACACCTATGTTAAGGCTATTGCCGAAGAATTGCGTGGACTTGCAGTTGAATACGGAGTACCAATTGTATCTGCAACACAAACAACAAGAAGTGGTTTTACTTCATCCGACCCAGGACTTGAGGACACAAGTGAGAGTTTTGGTCTGCCAGCAACCGCAGACTTGATGTTTGCTTTGATTTCTTCCGAAGAATTGGAAGAACTTGGCCAGATTATGGTCAAACAGTTGAAGAATCGTTACTCTGATCCAACAATGTACAAGAGATTTACCTTGGGTATTGACAGAGCGAAGATGCGCCTGTATGATGTGGATCAATCTGGTCAAAATGGCATCACTGATTCCGGTCAACCAGATAAACCACTCAACACATTTGGCAACAGAGAAAAACCACAAAAGAAATCATTTGATGGATTTAAAGTATGAAATTAGAATTTAATGATGCAGTGCATTGTGCCAAGGTATTTGAAGATTACTTTGGTAACTTTGACCGTATTGATGAATATATGCGTGACCAAAAATTAAATTCTTTGGCTGAACTACCATCCAATCCTTTGTTTCCAATTGAAGATGAATTGTTTCAAGATTTCACCATGCATCCAAAAGATATGAATTTTGAGGTTGTTGAAATTGATAATGAAACTTGGACTAATCTACTAAACATAACTTCATCTCATGTAAACATTCCACCTGTTGGTCGTAATGTCAAACTGGCTGTGCGTGAAACAAACACAGGAAAGTACGTAGGATTCATCCGTCTTGGTTCACCTGTAATCAACTGTAAGCCACGTAATGATATGCTTGGCCAAGTGTTTACACAAAAACCTGAGTGGGGTAAACGATTCAATAACTCTGCAATGATGGGTTTTGTTATTGTGCCTGCACAACCATTTGGTTATAATTATCTTGGTGGTAAATTGTTGGCTGCAATCTGTACTTCACATGAAGTACGTGAAATTGTAAATGCAAAGTATGGTATGAATCTGTGCCTCTTTGAAACAACAAGTCTGTATGGAAGTTCCAAGACTGTTTCACAATATGATGGTATGAAACCGTATATCAGATATAAAGGTCTAACTGATTCTGATTTTCTACCTATGATGCATGGTAAACCTTATTCCGATTTACGTGATTTTGTGCAAGACAAAGTTGGCCAATTGGTTGAAGATGATGCTTCCAGTAAGAAACTAAAAATCTCCATGAAGATTATTTCTCTAACTAAAGCTGCACTTAAAGGTACACCTGAAGGGGGTACATTCTTAGCAACGATTGAGAAGGCTAAGGGGTTGACAGAACAGAAAAGATATTACATCAGTGACTATGGTTTTAAGAACATGGTTGACTATGTAAATTGTAAGACGGCCGTGCTTATTCCTGGTGAAAACTACGAAAAACATAGTCTGGTAAACTTGATTGAATGGTGGAGAAAAAAGGCTTGCCATCGGTATGAAACATTGTACAATGAGAAACGGTTAAAAACCGAACTAGAGATTTGGACTTCTGGAAAGGAGATCCAAATTATCAGATAAATACTTTCTTTGAAGGTGTTCCATGGCTTACACATTTTTCCCAAAGACTGCAACTGAAATCAAACAAACTTTAAAAGGTGACAAAGGAAAGATAGAGGATATAATTAATGTCTTTGCTTACTTGAAATCGAAATTCAAAGCGGTTGAATCTCCAATCAATATTGATCCTGCAGCAATTGCTAAGATTAATGTAACAAGAGACTTACAGACTGATATAGACCTTGGAAAAATAAAGCGAGAAGCAAAAGTAACCAAAATAACAATGAAGTTTGGTTCTGGATCATCTGGTGGCCGAGGTGTACAGAACAAAGGTAATGCATATGAAGGTCAACTGGCAGAAGCATTGAGACAATGGTGGGATGGTAATAAAATTGCCGACACCAAGTTGGCTCAAGCAGTTGATGATATAGTAAAATTACACAAACTAGATAAGTGTAAGAAACTGGAAGTGAAAGAAGTTGGTGAATTGAATAATAAAAGACCTTTTATCTTTACACCACAAGTTTTAATTTCATCAAAAATTCATGTAAGTGATAACAATTTGGGGCCAGTTGTTACCGATATTACTTTAATCTGTGACGAAAAAGATATATATCTAAGCTTGAAAACCGGCGGCACAGTTACATTCTTTAATTCTGGTATACGTACAGTTCTTTCTCCACAAGAAATTAAAACTGGACGTATAAAAAACAAAGATGGTTTAAAAATTTTAGATATGTTCAACATCAATGATGCTTTATTTTGTGATATCTACAATGGTAAATTAAAAAAAGGATATGTTGAAGATGTTTGGAAAACAATGTCATCTAAACAGAAAAATGAGTTGAAAAACTTTTTAATTTCTGGTGTCGGCCATGGTTACACTATTGTGCATAAACTTACAGGTAAAACTGAGGTGTATGAAATTGATAAAAATTACATGACTGAAGCGGCTACACCAACATCATGTAATGTGTATTATGGTGGTAAATCTGGCACAGGTAAGCGTATTGACATGGAGATAGAAACCGGTCATTACATTCTTAAACTAAACATACGTGATACACAAGGTGGCGATGGTTATCCTACCCGTATGATGTGTGACTACTCTTACAAATAATGGCACTAACAGACTTTGATAAAATTTTAAAAAGTTACGAAGATTCTGAGGACGATTTCGGATTCTCAGCCGTTTCTGAACAAGAATACAACTCAGCAATTAAAGAGAGTGTTAGGACTGTAGAAACAGTTAAAAATACTTTATCTGAAACCGAACAACGAATGGCTGAACTAGAGAAGATGATTATCCCTTTCCTGAAGAAACTACATAGTACAGGTGATAAGGAATACATCTATTGGCCAAACCGTAAACCTGCAATTGAAAAACAAATAGAGAAAATATTAAAACTGACTAGAGGATGATTTATGTCTGCGACTGTGATTTTGCCAACTACTGGTGTTCCAGAGTTGAGAGGTGCTGTTCAGAGTGTACTTGAACAGACTTATGATACTAAATGTTATGTTGTTGCTGATGGTATCAAGTACCATTCAAAAACCAGAATAATAACAGATGATTTTTTAATCCGAAAAAATTTAGAAAGATGTTATTTACCAATCAATGTCGGTGCCAATGGCTTCTATGGCCACCGAACCTATGCCGCTTTCACTCATCTTGTTGATAGCAAATATGTCTTATATTTGGATCAAGATTGCTGGCTCGATCCTGACCATGTTGAGAATTGTATCCGAACAATTGAAAAAAATGATTTAGACTGGTCATATTCACTCAGAAAAATATATGACAAAGATGGTAACTTCATTACAAATGATGACTGTGAATCACTAGGTAAATGGCAATCTTATCATGGCATTAATCATATAGATACGAATTGCTATTGCCTCAAGACTGAAATTGCGATAAAATTAGCACAAGTGTGGCATGGCGGTTGGGGACAGGATAGAGTTTGGTTGCAGGCTCTTTCTCAATATTTTCCTAAGTTTGATTGCACCAAAAAATATACAGTAAACTATAGGGTAGATGGTAATGCAGGTTCAGTCAATGCAGACTTCTTTCACAATGGTAATAAAGTAATGAATGAAAAATATAATGGAGTTTTCCCGTGGCAAAAAACTTAATAATCGGTGCATTTACAGGTTACAACTACAATCAATTAAAACCGTGGGTCGAATCAATTGATTCTTGTGGTTTTGTTGGCGATAAAGTGATGGTCGTTGGTGATGCATCAAATGAAACCAAAGATGATTTGAAGAAACGGGGTTTCAAACTTCATGGTATGCCAAGAATTAATGCACCAATTCATGTTGCAAGATTCTGGTCAATCTATGATTTTCTTTACGACAACTGGGAAGACTATGATATTGTTGTGACCACAGATGTTAAAGATGTGTATTTTCAAAGAGACCCATGCAAATGGATTGAAGAACATAGAGGTGATAAACAATTAGTTGCTGGTTCTGAATCCTTGCGTTACAAAGATGAATCTTGGGGTGATGAAAATCTCATGCAGGCCTACGGTTCAGAGGTACACGAAAGATTTAAAAACAACATCATCTATAATGTAGGAACCTTTGGTGGTAGATCCAACTATGTTAGAGATATGTGTTTCAACATCTTCACCAATTCACTCAACAGGCCAATTCCTATCGTTGACCAAGCGGTCTATAATGTGTTGATAAACACACAACCATACAAAGATAATGTACTCTTTACTGACCATGAAGATGGTTGGGCAATACAGTTGGGTACAACAGGTGATCCATCTAAAATGGAACGTTTTCGGCCAAATTTGGTTGAACCTGAACCACTATTCGATTACAATAAAAAAGTAATCACAACATCCGATGGCACACCACATTGTATTGTACATCAATATGACCGTGTGCCAATTTGGCAAAGTTTGGTTAGAAACATGTTTAACCAGGAAGACCCCAATCAATTTTTTACATATAGGACTGCATAATGAGTGATATTATTACATTTAACACAGAGACACAGGCATTTAATGGATATCAAATGTGTTCTGGCCACGGGCTTGGAGCAATGATTAAAGGCATGGTTAATCCTGTCGGTTTGGAAATTGGTTGTGATATTGGTGATACAAGTAACTTTTTACTTGACTCCAATCCAACACTCAACCTAACATCAGTTGACCCATACACAACCTATGTCGATTGGAATGGCAATCACCTTTCAGGTAGAGAAGAAATGTATCAAGGTGTTGTAAAGCGATTGGCTGGTTATTCCAACCGATTCACATTGGTTCGTAGAACATCCGATGACGCAGTTGAATTGTTTGAAGATGACACCTTTGATATCATCTTTATTGATGGCCTACATACATACGAACAATTAACCAAAGATTGTGTGAATTATTATTCTAAGTTGAAATTTGGTGGCATCTTTGCTGGCCATGATTTCTCCGCAATCGAAGGTGTTAATCGTGCAGCCAAAGAATTTGCATCTAAGGTCAATAAAGATATTCTTTTGACTGAAAAAGATGTTTGGTATTGGATTAAATAATTAATGTAACTGGAGATTTTGTTATGACAAAAAATGTTTTAATTACTGGTGGTTGTGGATTTATTGCACACCATGTTATTGATTTGTTCCTTCAAAAGACTGATTGGAATATCACTACACTTGACCGATTGGATTATTCAGGTAATCTAAATCGTTTGAATGAAGTTATGGACAAATATGACGCACAAACAAAGAAACGTGTGAATATTGTTTTCCATGACCTAAAGGCTGAGATTAATCCTTTGGTTGGAAACTTCATTCACAAGAATGGTAAGATTGATACCATTCTGCACCTTGCGGCATCATCCCATGTTGACCGTTCAATCACACATCCAATGGAATTCATTCAAGACAATACCATTGGTACTGCACACCTTCTTGAATTTGCTCGTAGATTAGATGGGCTAGAAACCTTCTTGTATTTCAGTACAGATGAAATCTTTGGTTCTGCACCTCCTGGTGTTGCATATGATGAGCGTGCAAGATACAACTCAACTAATCCATACTCAGCATCTAAAGCAGCCGCAGAAGAATTCTGTGTTGCGTATGAAAACACATACAAGATACCTATGATGGTCACACATACAATGAATGTGTTTGGTGAACGCCAAACTCCTGAGAAGTTTATTCCATTGTGTATTGATCGTGTTCGCAAAGGTGAAAAGATTTACATTCACTCAAATGCGGCTCGTACAGAAGCTGGAAGTCGTTTCTACATCCACGCATCTGATGTTGCAGATGCATTGTTGTTCTTGATTACAAAGAAACCGGCTTGCCCAACAGACTATGGTCACGCCAAATGTGCCAAGTTTAATATTGTTGGCAAAGAAGAAACCGACAATCTGACACTCGCTAAACTTGTAGCACAAGCTCAAGGTAAAGAATTGAACTATGAAATGTTGGACTTCCACAATTCAAGGCCAGGACATGACTTGCGTTATGCATTAGATGGTAGTTTGATGCGTAATCTTGGTTGGGAACCAAAGATTGCATTTAGTGAACGAATTAAACAAGTAAGTGATTGGTATTTGCAAAACACAAGGTGGCTAGAACTATGATTAAAGAATGTGAAATAATTGATGAGTGTATTGCCTGTGGCAGTACAGATTTGGTGCCCGTATTAGATTTAGGTATACAACCATTGGCCAATTCTTATAAGAAAAATGCTGATGATGTTGAACAATATTTTCCACTTGCAATTAATCGTTGCAAACATTGTTTTCATGTGCAATTAACACACAGAGTTAATCCAGACTTGATGTTTAAAGATTACTTGTATGTTTCTGGTACAACAAAAACACAATTAGATTACTTTGATTGGTTTGCAGATTTTGCTGCTGAGAAGTATGGTACAAAACCAACTACAGTATTGGATATTGGTTGTAATGATGGTAGTCAATTAAACTCCTTCCAAGACAAAGGTGCCACAACTTATGGTGTTGACCCAGCAGAAAACTTGTTTGCCACATCCTCACAGAGACACAAAGTTGTCTGCGGATACTTCACGGGTAAAGAATTCACCCACGAAAAGTTTGATGTTATTACCTGCCAAAACGCATTTGCACACAACTTCAATCAGCTTGAGTTACTACAAAACATTAGAAATGTCATGCACAAAGACAGTCTATTGTTTGCTACAACCTCTCAGTGTGATATGATATTGAACGGTGAGTTTGACACAATTTACCACGAACACCTTTCTTTCTACAATGTTAAATCTATTGATGCACTTTGTAAACGGGCTGGTTTGAATTTGATTGATGTAGTTAAATCTCCTGTCCACGGTATGAGTTACATCTTTGTCATTTCAAAATTTGCAAAAGCACCACGCACAATACAAAATTTGATTGATATTGAAACACAAAAAGGACTTTATACTGAAAAAACTTATGATGACTATGCGGCTAATTGCTTGAATAATGTAAAACAATTTGCAGAAATCATTAGAGAAATGAGAAGTACAGGTATTCCTGTTGTTGGATATGGTGCACCGGCCAAGGGCAACACACTAATGAATTTTGCACAAGAAGGTCCAGATTTCATTATTGATGATAATCCTTTGAAACAAGGAATGTTTACACCAGGTAATTGTGTCCCAATCTATGGAACTGATTATCTAAAAACCAATTTTGAAAATGTGGATAAATTGTGTATCATTCCCCTTGCATGGAATTTCTTCAAAGAAATTAAGACTAGAACCAAAAATGTAAGACCCGGCAAAAATGATATTTTTGTTCGTTACTTTCCAGAATTTAAGGTGGAAGAATGAGTAATTTGATTATATGNCCAGTTGGNATGGAAATGCCACACGATCCTCGTTGGAAAGAGGAAGACCACTGGCGTTGGACAAACAACGATAGAAAATATGAAACTCTCCTTGTTGTATACAATGACTTCAATCCTGAACCAGGTTCTTATGACCATCTGATACGACACGAAGGCCATAAATGGCAAATCGTGCAAGCAATCGCAAGAGATATTCCTCTTGGTAAATACAACTACATTGGTTGTGTTGATGATGACTTGATTACTGGTTACCAAGACTTTAATAAAGGATTGGAGTTGGCTGAAAAGTTTAACTTCCAATATTGGCAACTTTCTATGCCACATGATTCTAGTTTGATTTATCGACCACTATTCAACGATCCGTCTTGTGATTTCTCGGAAACAAACTTCATTGAAATGGGTTCATGTTTCTTCACCGAAGAAAAATTTAGATTCTTGATGGAGTTTATTGGTCATTGGGACTTAGAGATTGCATGGGGTATTGATAAGACATTCTATGATTTGTTCCAATGCCCAGCCCATGTCGTACATTCTGGTATGATTCATCAACCATTCAGGGACAGTTACTACGATAAGCAAAGAGCCATGGATGAAATGAATGACTACCTGTACAATAAGTATCCTTCAATACTTAAACAACATTATGGTCGCCAATCCAATTTTATGGATAGACAAGACACATTAAAAAAGTTTAAAATGGCATGAAAAAATACTTATATTATCACATCTATTTGACAGAAGAAACTGGATGTTGGTATAACCATTTTTTGGAACAGGTTGTTTCAATTATTGATTCTGGCCTGTACACTGAAATGGAAAAGATGTTTGTCATTTGCATTGGCAAAAAGAGTGAATTGGAATTGTTTACGGGAATATGCAACACTTTTCCTAAGATTCAAATTCTAGAAACACTGTTCTTGGATGATGACAATGAAGAAAACCTTTCACTTGAACATGTTTCAACAATTGATTATAAGAATAAAAACTTGTATGATGAAACTTGGACATTAAAACATCTGCAAGACCATGCCAAAAGAGAAGATGCACACTTCCTATATTTCCATGCTAAAGGCATCACTGTTCCTTGGAGAATGAGAGAACAAAAAATATATCTGCCATATGTAAACTACTATTTCTGGAGAAAGTTTCTACAATGGGGTTGTATTGAGAATTGGAAACTCTGCACAGATAAGTTGTCGGATCACTCTGCATCTGGTGTCAACTTTGGAACCTGGCCCGTACCACACTATTCTGGTGGTTTCTGGTGGTCGAAGTCTGAGTACATCAATAAACTTCCTGACATTAAACAGAATGATTGGTGGGATTTGTTCAGGTCTGAAACACCATTAAACACTTTTGATTCAAATAGAAACAAACCAGAAATGTGGATCGGAACAAAACACAATGATGATTTTTTCAATATCATAAGTCATCCTATTATGCCACCACACGGAACACTGGTTCAAAACACATGGCCAAGATATTGTTATGAAGGAGTAGTACAAAAATGAAAAATATATTCTTAGTCACATCATGTATGCAACCAAAATTTGGTGTCATCAGCATGGAAGACAGGTATAAACAAACATTGGAAACATTTGATAGCATTCGTAATAAGACAGAAGATTCCTTTATTCTATTTACAGACAGTTCACCAATCCCGATTGAACAATATAAGTGGGATGTTATAAAGTCCAAAGTTGACCTGGTTTTGAACTTGAGTGATTATCCACAGGTACAACAATTCAATGAACATGAACAATTAAAAAGTTTAGGTGAAAGTAATCTAATATTGAGAAGTATTGGTTTTTTAAAAAGTAAATATGACTTTAAGACAATAGAAGGTAGAATGTTTAAATTGGGTGGTCGTGCTAAGTTACAAGACAATTTTAATATCAGAGATTATGACAACACCCATGGTAAATTCATATTCAAAAAACGATTGGCCAGTTGGATGCCTCCAGACGTACAAAGTCGGTTGGGGTCAACACACATATTGGAAACAAGATTATATTCTTGGTGTACATCTTTGGTTGATGAATATGAACAGATACTGCAAAACAATTTCCAGTTATTAAACATTGGCTTAGACACGGAACACTGTCATTTTTTGAACATACCTAAAGATAAATTGATTGAATTTGATATGATGAATGTTGGAATGGTAGTTGCCAGAAACGGTGACTACATGTTAGACTGATTTTTGTCAATATGTATCTAATCGAACATTTCAAAAAACTTTAATATAACTTAAAAAGTTATATAAATAACCTCACGGGCAACCAAAGTGTGTTGCATTTCTATAGGTAAACAATGTTATCTTTCAAGAGCTTTTTAACCGAACAAGAGGATCCCGAGGAGGGCGCCAGCCGCCAGATTAAACACCTGACGCATGTGGAAGACCGTCCCTTACAAACAGGTGAAAAGGGCACAGCACATGCTATCAAGTCATTGACAGCTGCAGCTGAACACATCAAGGCAGGTAAGAAGACTTCCGAACTTACCACAAAATATGATGGTTCTCCAGCCCTAGTTTACGGTCATCACCCAAGCACTGGTAAGTTTTTTGTTGCATCCAAGTCAGCATTCAACAAGACACCAAAGATTAACTATACACCAAAAGATATTGATAAGAACCACGGACACGCACCTGGTTTGGCGGCCAAGTTAAAAGATGCACTAACACATTTGTCCAAGACCACACCTAAACAAGGTGTTTATCAAGGTGATATGATGTTTGGTACCGACAAAGGTGACAAACAACAAGAGAAAAATGGTGGCCATTCTTTCCATCCAAATCCATCTGGTCTAACTTATACTGCACACGGACAACATGCAGCCGATGTTAAGAAAGCAAAAATTGGTGTTGTGACACACTTGTCATATCAAGGTAAAGACGCAGGCAATCTAAATGCATCACATGAAGTTGACCACGAAAACTTTAAGAAACATCCAGATGTGTTCTCAGTCGATCCAAGAATGGACACAGCAAAAGTTCATTTCAGTCCAGAAGAACAGAAGAAATTCAACAAACATATTGCAATGGCTCAATCAGTACATGACACTCATGGTGATGACATGTATGCTGGCACAAAAGCACATCATGGAGTTGGTGGTCCATTGGAAACCTATATGAATCATACAGTTAGAACAAGTGAAGAACCCAACCATCAAAATTTTAAGAATTGGTTGGAAACCGATACGAATAAAAAAATTGATAAACTTAAAGTTGAAAAGAATCGTACAGCCAAACAAGCTGATCTTAAAGCTGAACTTGGTAAAATTGAAAAAAATAAAAAACACTATAACAATGTATTTAAGATGCACGGTCACATACAGAAGGCCAAAGATACACTCATTGGTGTTATGAATCAACACCAAGAATTTCAACATACACACGGCGGCGAATCTGCGAATCCTGAAGGATATGTTTTCCATCACGACAAAGAATCGGATAAATTTGTCAATCGTGCGGAATTCTCTAAGAGAAATTTTGCTGGGATCAGAAACATATGAAAAAGTTTTTAGAAAAGTTACAAGAAGATGCACAGACACATACGCCTGTGGTGATGGCATTTGGTCGTATGAATCCACCAACTATTGGACATGAGAAGTTGGTTGATAGAGTACAACAGATAGCAAAAGACTATAAAGCACCCCATCACATTATTGTGTCACATTCTATGGATGCGAAGAAGAATCCACTAGAAACCGCAAGCAAAATCAAACACGCTAAGAGATTCTTTCCTGGTGCAAATATAACATCATCCAGTAAAGAGAAACCAACTTTCTTACAACACGCTGCAGCATTACACGCAGCTGGCCATGACCACTTGGTGATGGTTGCAGGTTCAGATAGAACCTCCGAATACGAACAAAAACTACACCAATACAACGGTGAAGGTCCAGGAAAGTTATTCAATTTTAAAAAGATTGAGGTTAAGTCCGCTGGCCAACGTGATCCTGATGCCGAAGGTGCAGAGGGTATGTCAGCATCCAAGATGCGTGAACATGCGAAGAATGGTGATTTTAATTCCTTCAAACAAGGTGTTCCATCACATGTACCAGAGAAACATGCAAAAGAATTGTTCCGTGATGTTCGTAAGGGCATGGGTATAAATGAGAATTACAATCGTGGGCTTTTCAGAGCCATATTTGTAACAGGTGGTCCTGGTTCTGGTAAAGACATTATCATCCGTGAAGCCATTGCAGAAGCAAAAGCTGTAGAGTTGAATTCGGTGCAAGCTTTTGAATATCTAATGGACAAACAAAAGTTATCCGAAAAGACAAGCGACCACCGCAGAGAAGCAATCCGCAATCGTGGTCCTCTAATCATCAATGGACCAGCAGATGACCACACCAGAATACTTACCATCAAGGAAGAACTGGAAGAATTAGGTTACAGTACCACTATGGTATTCGTTGATACCACGAATGAAGCAAGTAAAGCAAGAAACGAACGATTGACAAAAACTCTTGCCGAATCAATCAGATATGACAAATGGAAACTTGGCCAAGCCTGCAAAGAAGCATACATTCAAAACTTTCAGAATTTCATGGAATTCAACAATAGTTCCTCAATAGAAGAACTTGAAGAAGATATTTCTGATACTTACGAAAAAATAAATACATTTATTGAGAACAAAAAATTCAATGAAATTGCGTTCTCTTGGTTGGAAAGTCATGGTAAATATAGTATAACTGACTCTGTTTTTAAGGAAAATGAAAATGTTAAAAAGAATTTTAGATTTGTTGAAAATTACAAAACCAAGCGCACCGGTACAGGACAAACATCCACTGGACATCCAAAAGTATCAGCCGGAACAGGCCCCAGTGCAGACGGTCCAAGTGACATTACCCCAGACAATCGTGCAGGAGACTCCAACGCCGACAATATCAAGTGGGATAGAAACGCCAAGCGTGGAGGTTACACCTTCAGAACCTACACCGAAGACTCCGGCCCCACAGTCAAAGTCTTCCCAGCCCCGAAAGAAAGCAACTTCAGCAAAGACAAAGAAAAAATAAAGAAAAAAGGTTTGGTCGATTCTCCTACTGTTAGTCAGAGGATGAGGAATGTTTCCGGAATCAGCCAAGAATTTGATACTCGCCAACAGGGAACAGTATACCCTATGTCTGGTCTTGGCGATGTGACATATAGAGAAGAAGTTAATTTTAAAAGATTTAGAGAATCATATAATGATCCATCAGATTCCGAAATGGGAGTTGCTGGTGTTTTAGGTGGTTCGACAAACAAAGAGCCAATGGAAAATCCAAAGGATAAGATGGGTTACTTTAACAAGAAGAAAAAGAAATGAAAAAATTCACAGAGTTCGTCAAAGAATCCACACCAGAAACTGCACAAAATGATTCTAAAGAAGTTGCTCGTCAAAAGAAACATTTGATGGACAAAGCTAAAGAATACGATGACCAAGCAGACAGAGAAAAACATTTTGGCCACGGCGGCGCAGCTCAAGCCAAAGGTGAAACCATGGCAGCAGCCGCAAAAAACATTAAAGGAGTATAAGATGATCGACCTAAGAAAAAAAGATGACATGATTGCAGCAATTGAACAAATTCTTCAACAAGAAGCACTCAAGGGCAATCAACATTTAATTGATAAAAATAAAAACAACAAAGTTGATCCAGAAGATTTTAAAATTCTTCGTGGTGAGAAAAAAGCAGTTAAAGAAGAAGAAACTGTTGATGAAGGTATCAAAGATGTTGCCAAGAAAGCCTTCAAAGCTTTAACTGGTGGTTCAGATGAAGACCAACGTAAAGACCTACAACGCAAGATGGGTCTACCACAAACTGGTAAGAAACCAACTCCTCAAAAAGAAGAAGTTGAAATCGTTTATGAAGCGAATATTCAACCAACAAGCGCAAAGTCAAGATCACATATAGGCAATCTGTCAAATCCAACTGTAAACTCGGTGGAACATTCAGGAAAACAAATTGGTCTCATCACTAAGCAGTCAAATGGACAGTATCACGCTCACCATTCAGCTGCTAAGTTAGCCCACGCTGCTGGCAGCACATTTGATAATAAGGACAGTGCTCATCAGTTTATTCGTAATGCTCATGCTAAAGCTATTAAAAGTGGTACGTTGAGTGATAGATTTCTAAAAAAAGAAGAAGTTGTTGATGAAAGCCTACTAGGCCAATTGAGAGATCGTGGTAATGTTGCTACAGGTCAAAAACAACAAGATCGTAAGAATTTTGATACAAATACTGGTGCCGCATTAAAACCAAATAGCACAATTAGTGGTATTAGAGCTAAGATGCAAAACAAAGTCCAAGAGGAATCTGAACAAATTGATGAGTTGTCTAAAAGCACTCTTGGTTCTTATGTTAAGAAAGCAGCTGCCGACTCTACAATTTCTCGTAAAATTGGAGCTGATTTTGAAAATCGTGCATCCAAGGCAAGAAGCCCTAGTATGAAAGATGCAAATACTTCACTTGCTGATAAGTTTAAATCTGATTCACGTAAACGTAAAGCTGGTATCGACAAAGCAGTTGATCGTTTGGCCAAAGAAGATGTTGATGTTAGAACACCAAAAACTCTCCGTCAATTCAAAGAAGGATGGGAAGAAATGATGGCCGATGTTAAGAAGCGTGCAGAACCAAAACCAAATGGTGGTTCAGGTGTTAAACAAGGTTCTCGTTACGGTGGTTCTAAACAAAAAGACACACCAGAACAGGACACAGAAAAAAAGTAAATGAGGCAAAAGGACCAACCAGTCAGGAAGACGGACCTTTTGTCTCTAACATCAATGATGCAGAAGATTTGAAACCATTGAATCACGCAAGATACTTGGCCAAAAAATCTTTGAAAAGAGTTAAGAACGAAATGATGGGTAAAACAGGTACATCAGAATAAGGTAAAAAATGAGCAAAGCGCAAACAATAAAATCAATAGTCAAGAGTACCGCAGAAAAGCCAACTTTCGGTACCAATCCTAGAGATCCGTGGTCCGCAAAAGCAAACATTGCGGAAGATGCTGCTTTAAACACATATCTGAAATCTAGGGGTATCAATCCAGAATTTGCAACAAAAGACCAGAAGGTTGCACACTCTAAGACAGGACAATTCATCAAGTGGAAAAGAGACCACATGTTGGAGTCTATCACAGAAGCAATCGACAAGATGGATGTCATCATGTTTGATATTCCATTGTTGATTCGTATGTTGGAGTATGCTCGTGAAGATGCAAAGACTGATATGGATTTGCACAAGGTTGTTGAGAAGTTAATACACATTCGTAAAAAAGGTGTGTTGACTATGAAAGACTATACCTTTGTGACAAGGCTAAGAGAAAGCCTTGAACTTGATGAAAACCATGTTGCAATTGCAATGGGTCAAATGATGGACGATGAAGGTAGTATGGTTCTAAATCAGTTAGATCAGATGGAACGTGCCGTGAAGATGGTTCGTGATTTCATTGGTACCGATTATGAGAAACAACTACCTGCATGGGTTCAGTCTAAATTGACATTGGCATCAGACTACATTGACACTGTTGGTAACTATCTAAACAGTAAAAATGAAGATGTTAATGAGGCTGCATCTGCTTCTATTCGTATGTACAAGGCTTTACAACAAGCCAAAGAGAAACGTGAACGTGAAGAACGCCTAGGTAACGAACTGTTAAACAAGAAACCACCAGAACAAAAGCCTGTACAAAAAGAAGAAGTAAAAGATGAGTATGCTCGTAAGGTTGACAAATATTTAAAAAAGAAATATGCACCGGAACAAAAGCCTGTACAAAAAGAAGAAGTTGTGGCGGAAGTTGCACCTCCTGGTTTTGAAGGTACTGTCAAAGCAATGAAGAAGCACAAAGACATTGATAATCCTTGGGCTCTCGCATGGTCTATGAAGAACAAAGGTTACAAGTCACACAAGAAGACTGATGGTACACCAAAGAATGAAAACTATCAAGACCCAATGGCCGCATCATCTATGCCTAATGGCGGAGCAAACAGTCCGGATGATGTTGCACCAAAAGATAAAGGTAAGAAACTGATTCAAATGTCTAAGTCTGCTCGAATCATCAAGTCCATCTATAAAAGGAAAGGCATGAAAGAGGAGATTTATGACCATGAAAAAGAAGATAAATCCGTTGCAACTTATGGTAAGAAACCAAAAATTCAAAGAGCAACAGACAATTCCAATATGGAAAAACCACAGGCCGCTGCAATTATGACGGGTGGCACCACCTTGACTGGTGAAAAGAGAGATACCATCGAAATCGACCCTATGATGAAGATGCGTAGTAGACCTGATTCTGGAAAAAGATAAATACAAACATAACCCTCGGTTAAAAGGAGAATAAAATGTCATCTTGGGGAAATAACGATAACGCAGCTAACGCACCATACTGGGCCGTTAACTCAACAATACTAAATGCAGCTGATGTAAAAGCTTTTGCATCCGCACCTACAGCAGCAAACGTTGCATTACTTTATGGTAATACAACACCTCATGTGTATACAACCAATGCAACAATTGGTTTGTTCTTGGTAGACGCCGCAGAAATGAGTGCTGGTAGCGACAATGTAACCGCAGTATCAGTCTCAACTGGTGGATCTCGATACCTGGAAGGAGCTAATGTTACCTTCTCTGGCGGTGGAGGTTCAGGTGCTGCAGCTACTGCAACTATCTCTGGCGGAGCAGTTACATCAATTGCTGTTACCAACACAGGATTGAGTTACACTTCAGTTCCAACTGTTACTGTTGCTAAACCAAAACGCAATATTCCTACTTCTAGTGTTACTATTGCCACTGAGCAAATTGCTTATACTACTCACGGCTTAGTTGCTGCTGAATCAATCAAGTATTTCTCTAATGGTGGTACTGCTATCACTGGTTTAGTTAATGATACTGAATATTTTGTATCTGCTATCGGTTTAGCTGCCGGCACATTCCGTCTTGCAGCTTCTGCTGGTGCTGCAGCTGGTCGTACTGCTCTTGCTGGTGTTGCTATCGCTGGTACTGGCGGTGAGTTTACTTGTACTGCAACCACTCTAGCAGCTGGTGACCATATCGTTATCGGTGGCACTGTCACAGGTACTGGTTCTATCACCAGTCACACTGCTGGTAAGATTTATGAAGTTTCTGCTGTTACTGGCACTTCACCAAACGTAACTGGTTTTACTATCACTCAGGAAGATGGTACTGCTGTTGTTTCTACTGCTGGTAACGGAACTGGTTTGACACTTACACCATATACAATCGTTATGATTTCTGGCACTGGTAACGCTCAGCAGTATTTTGAAATCCAAGCAACTGCTGACCAAGCAACTGCAATTGCCGATCTTGGTTCTGGTGCTGGTGGTACACAAGCTACTCAGCCTGGTTGGGTACTTCGTACTGTTGGTACTGGTGGTCGTGCTGGTCGTGTTCAGTATGAAACATTGGTTGCTTTAGCAAATCCAATTGGTGACGGTTCAGACGATATCACTTTACCTGATAATTAAAAAAGGGGCTTCGGCCCCTCTATAATATGTTTGATGAATTGAATGAAGATAATTTTATGATGTATGCTATGAAATGTTATACATCACCACACTGCATTATGTCGGAATTTGAGGGAGATATTAAAAGAACAAAATATCTGAAAAGGTTGTTTCGTAGATACAAGATAACCAAATCCCTCAAAGAACGATTGATTATGAACCATATCATTTTATTGAACAATGTTTTTGGTCCAGAAGCAACCGCAAGAATATTGTTCTATAAGACTGATGTTCGTGACTATGATATTCTAAAAACATTTTTGGATTATCTTGATATCATGCCTGATTTTGTTTATGGAATAAATGGAAAAACTATAGTATCATCAGAAATACCATTGGACAAAAATGTCGCAGAGATATTAAGGCACATATGAAAACTTTTAACGAATATATCACCGAAATGGATAAAAGCCAAACGCCTCCAGGCCGTGATGGTAGTAACGATTCGGATGCCGGCAAAAAAGAATACACTGCTAAACCAACCACTGCTAAAAAAGTAGCCAAGGATGGTGAAAAGATTCTAAACAAAATCTTTAACAAGAAGAAATTGGATGAAGTTGCTGCATGGCAACGCAAAGAAGGTAAGAATCCAGAAGGTGGTTTAAACCAAAAGGGTGTCGATTCATATCGCAGAGAAAATCCCGGTTCAAAATTGCAAACAGCAGTCACAACAAAACCATCAAAACTAAAACCTGGATCGAAGTCTGCAAATCGCCGCAAATCATTCTGTGCTCGTATGTCTGGTATGAAGAAAAGACTAACATCTGCTAAAACAGCAAATGATCCGGATTCACGCATCAATAAATCTTTACGTAAGTGGAACTGCTAATGAAAACATTCAAAGAATACTTAGAAGAAAAAGGTAGATGTTGGACAGGTTACAAACCTGTTCCCGGTAAAAAACCATTCTCTCCAGGTAGTTGTGAGAAGGTATCAGAAGATGGTATGGCCGGCGCACCAGCCAACAATGTTGGAGGTGGAAACATCGCTGGTTCAGGTGGTGCAGGTGGAGAACCAGGTGTCTCCAAGAAAAGAAACCCTGTAATGTCATTCCTCAAGAGAAAACAACCAAAGATGTAATATGTGGATTCTTCAATGGCTGCCTAACTGGATCTTTTACGGAATATTTTTTGCAGGTCTATTAGGTCTGTTGGCCACTTACGTAATGAAATTTATACCGCTTGTATATGTGTATCGGACACCAATACAAGCGGTTTCTGTTTTGCTGATTGCATTAGGCACTTATATGTCTGGTGCAATATCAAATGAAGAAGCATGGCAAGCAAGAGTAAAAGAGATGGAAGCAAAGGTAGAAGCTGCTGCGGTAGAATCCGCACAAGAGAATGTGAAGATAGTTGAGAAGATAGTTAAGAAAACCGAATACATTAAAACCCGTGGCCAAGATGTTGTTAAATACATCGACAAAGAGATTGTCAAATATGACACCAAGTTTTTACCTGGTGGCCAATGCGAGATACCAAAAGAATTTATTGAAGCACATAATAGAGCTGCCGAGGCACCTAAATGAAAAACATTGAAAAACAACAAAAGATTAGCACTATCCTGTTTGTTATAATAACAGCAATATTCTTTTTTGCAATGTTATCGGGATGTTCAACTACAGTTCCAGTCACAGCTAAATTTCCAAATGCGCCAGAACAATTACTAGCTAAATGCCCTCAATTAGAAAAATTAGGTAATGAAGTAAAATTGAGTGATATAAGTAAGACGATTACTGCAAACTATACAACTTATTATGAATGTGCTGTGAAACATGATGCCTTTATTGAATGGTATAACGTACAGAAAAACATTTTTGAAAGTGTAAAATAATGGAACTATCTAAAGAACAACTAAAACAATTATTGCCGAAGAATCCATACATTGACCAGTGGCATCATGCCCTAGAGCAGTTGTTGCCAGAATATGAAATCAATACACCACAACGTATTGCAGCTTTCATTGCACAATGTTCACATGAATCTGGTGGTTTCACAGCATTACAAGAAAATCTAAACTACAAGCCACCAACTCTACGCAAGTTGTTTGCTAAGTATTTTCCTAATGATGAAATTGCAATACAGTATGCATCTAAGCCAAATAAACAAGAAGCTATCGCAAACAGAATCTATGCATCACGCATGGGCAATGGCGATGAATCTTCTGGTGATGGATACAGATACCGTGGTCGTGGTCTAATTCAATTGACTGGTAAAGATAACTATACCTTCTTTGCTGGCTCACTACAAATTTCTGTAGAAGAAGCCGCAGAGTATATGGCCACATTTGAAGGTGCAGCCCAATCAGCTTGCTGGTTCTGGGAAACAAATAACTTGAACCAATGGGCCGACAAAGGTGATATCGTTACACTAACAAAGCGAATCAACGGTGGTACCATTGGACTTGAAGACCGAATCAAACATTACGAACATGCACTTCATGTCTTAGGAGTTTGATATGAATGATAGAAAATTATTCTATGTTGCAATAGGTTTGCTTGTATTGCCGCTTGCATTAGCATTCTTTGGTGGTGATAGATTCCGTTATCCATGCCAAGACCCAGATAACTGGGAAAAAGATATTTGTAAACTACCAAAATGTGATGTGACAAGAACGTGTCCTGAACATATTTTTAAAGGTCAACGTGACCCTAGAATAGGACCCCCAAAAGATGGACAAACTCAAACAACTACGGCCGTGGTTCCAGCACCAGCTTGCCAAGCACCAACAACACAAGGAGCAAATTGTGGAAAATAATCAAATGTACACCGAAGACCAGTTGATGGCTAGATTGAAATTCTTTATTGGAATTTGTTTGGCTCTAACACTAACAGGTATTGTATTCGTTGTTCTATACTCAATCATTTTTGTTACACAACCATTGAATGCTATTAGTCCTATTGACCAGAAATTCTTTGAGTTGATTATACCTATCGCCACATTCTTGACTGGTACTCTATCGGGTATCATGCTGGCTGGCAATGATAAGGATGCTCAAAAAGCAGCCTTACAAGCGGCCAATAAAGGCTGGGATAAACCACCAACACCAATACAAAAAAATGAAACAACAACCAGCGCACCTTCCTTCTCTCCAGCACCTAGCGTTTCTCCAACAGTCACGAACTCGTTTGGAACACAATCAATGGGCAGCGGAAATAGCTTTGGAAGCGTATCTCAGCCCCAAGTTATCACAGGCTTCGGAGGCAAACCAGCTCCAGCGCCAGCCCCTCAACCAGAACTATAAATGAACTTCATACTAAGTATGTTATCAGACGGTACCAATAGTACCGTTTCTAGTAAAAGAGTGGTTACCCTTCTCGCATTCTTATTGTGCGGCGGAGGGTACATTGCTATGGTATATGGTTACCCAATAGATTCAAAGATTTTTGATTCTATGATGTATATTGTAATAGCAGGTTTAGGTTTTACAGCATCCGAAAAATTCACTAAAAAGGAATAAAAATGAAATCAGTAGTATTATCCATCGCTTTATTGTTTGGTATGTCAACAGCAGTTTACGCTGAGGCTGAAAAAACAAAAGTATGTGTAGATGTGAAAGATAAAGAAGGCAAGCCTGTTAAGGATGCCAAGGGTAACGTTAAACAGAATTGCAAGGAAATGAAAGTCCACAAGAAACTAGAGGGCACAGAAGTTCCTGTGAAGAAATAAATGGCATCCACTGTAGAAAGAATTGGTATCGTTGAAACTAAGGTGGAAAACCTTAGTGAGAAACTGGATGACTTGAAAGTTGATGTTAAGGAGATGCATGATTGCCTTGACAAAACCAGAGATAGCTTGACAGATAAACTAAATGAGATGTATAATGCATCATGTGAACAACATGCCGAACTGGCCAAGAAGATTGGTAACCTGGAACAAATCAGACAAAAAATGATTTGGATGGCAGCCGGTGCAGTTGCATTTGCCGGCATTCTTTCCGGTCATTTTGAAAAAATCGTTGCCTTTATCAATTGATTGTTGTATAATCTAGATTCTTTGCAATCTTTCTACTTTTTGTTATGTCCGTTTTTATTGATAGAACCTTTCTGCTGAGGGTATCCCCGAAGCTTCAAAAATTCACACAGAAGAAGACCGACCTGTATAACTTCAGGTGTCCTCTCTGTGGCGATTCTTCCAAAAATAAAACCAAAGCCCGTGGTTACATTTTTGCCAAAAAGAACAACTACTTTTATATGTGTCACAATTGTGGCGCATCCATCAACTTTTACAATTTTCTGGAAAAAGTTGATGAATCTCTTTGTAAAGAATATGCTTTAGAACGGTATAAAAATGCAGACACAGGAACACAAAAAGAAAAACCAACCTTTGATGAATTTAAAACTGAAACACCGAAATTCAGAAAGAAACTGGAACTTCCTTCCATTGAATCGTTACCAGAAGCGCATTTTGCTAAAGTTTATGTTCAATCCCGTAAAATTCCAGAGGCCTTCTATACGGAACTATATTTTGCGGAAGACTTTAAAGGCTTTGTTGAAAAACTCGGTATCGAAAAGGAAGGTCTCAAGGAAGATGACCCAAGATTGGTAATTCCTTTCTATGATGAAGATAAGAATCTAGTGGCCTTTCAAGGTCGAGCCTTAGGTGAATCTAAACTAAGATATATCACCGTAAAGACAGATAAAGACAACCACAAGTTGTTCGGCACCGACAGGATCAATCAGGAAGAGATGATTTATGTTGTGGAAGGTCCTATTGACTCCATGTTCCTGGAGAATGCTGTGGCCACTGCCGATTCGAATTTGATGGCTGCAGCCAAACACTTTGACAAATCAAAAATAGTTTTGGTGTACGACAACGAACCACGAAATAAAGAACTACATAAGCAGATGGACAAAGCCATTGAAGAACACTACAATGTGGTAATCTGGCCGGAAATGATTGAAGAAAAAGATGTAAATGATATGGTTTTGAATGGTTTCTCACCAGATGAAATACAAGATATCATAAGTAAGAATACATTCGTGAATCTGAGAGCAAAAATGGAATTTATTAACTGGAAAAAGACTTGAAATGGAGATTTTGTTATGAATGTAAAATTGATATCATACACACAGGGAGTAGACGGCAAGAATTTGTTGGAACAGGTTGCATATGCAGCCAGAGTCTCAAATCCCGCTAATCAAAATAATAGCGATACAGCTGAAAAGTTGGTTCGTTATCTTATCAAAAATCAACATTGGTCACCATTAGAGATGGTGAACATTTGTCTGGAGATAGAAACTACTAGAGATATTGCAAGACAGATTTTGAGGCATCGTTCCTTTTCCTTTCAAGAATTCAGCCAGCGTTATGCTGTTGCAGACCTTGGTTGGGAATTGAAAGAAGCTAGATTACAAGATACTAAAAATAGGCAGAATAGTATTGTGACTGACAACTTGGCTTTACAGACTTGGTGGGAAACACAACAAAAAAGAGTTATAGAAGCATCGCAAAGTGCATATGATTGGGCTATTGCAAATGGTATTGCTAAGGAACAGGCGAGAGCAGTACTGCCGGAGGGCATGACAGTTTCCCGTTTATACATGAATGGAACGCTTCGTAGTTGGGTACACTATATACAACTCCGCAGTGAAAAGGGAACACAAAAAGAACATCGTGATGTTGCATTATATTGTGCAAGTGTAATTGAACCAATTTTTCCTATGATTAAGGAGTATATCAATGAACAGTAAAGACGATGTTAAAACATTTATGATTGCATGTGGTCAAACTAAAAATGATTTTGGTCCTCAGGCAGAATTGTATGTCGATTTGGTTATTGAAGAATTCAAAGAACTTATGGCAGCATATGGCAACAGAGACAAAGTGGAAATTGCCGATGCATGTGCAGATTTGAAATGGGTCATTGAAGGATTGGAACACTCTTTAAATATTCCACAACAAGAAGTGTGGGATGAAGTATCAAGAAGCAATTTGGCCAAAATCAGTCCTAGTGGTAAAGTAGAAAAAAGAGAAGATGGTAAAGTGTTGAAACCAGAAGGTTGGACACCACCTAATATTAAAGCAATTATAAAAAGGTAAAAAAATATGGATTATATGGGTGTCAAAATAGACTTGGAAAAAGATAAACTATTTGATGAATTAGGAATAAAACGATTACAAGAATCGTACATGAAAGATGATGAAACCTCACCACAACAAAGATTTGCGTTTGTATCAAAAAGTTTTGGAAGTAATCCTGAACATGCTCAGCGCCTTTACGATTACGCCTCTAATCATTGGCTCAGTTATTCTACTCCAATTCTTTCTTTTGGTCGTTCTAAGCGTGGGATGCCTATTTCGTGTTTCCTTAACTACATTGAAGATACTGCGGAGGGTTTAGTTGAAAACTTATCTGAAACCAATTGGCTTAGTATGTACGGCGGTGGAGTGGGTATTGGCTTCGGCATTAGGTCTGCTGATGACAAGTCTACTGGTGTTATGCCTCACCTTAAAATTTACGATGCATCTTCTTTGGCTTATCGTCAAGGCCGGACTCGCCGTGGTTCTTATGCCGCTTATCTTGATATATCTCACCCTGATATTATTCCGTTCCTAGAAATGCGTAAACCAACAGGTGACCAAAATGTTCGTTGCCTGAATTTACACCACGGAATTAATATCACTGATGACTTCATGTCACTTATTGAAAAGTGTATGTTGGATCCAGAAGCAGACGATAGTTGGCAACTGACAGATCCACATTCAGGTGAGGCGAGAGAAGTGGTCTCTGCAAAACACCTATGGCAACAGATTCTTGAAATGCGTATGCACACCGGTGAACCATACATTCACTACATTGACACAAGCAATAGAATGTTGCCACAGTTTCTAAAAGACAAAGGTTTGAAAGTACACCAATCAAATCTATGTTCCGAAATTATTTTACCAACTAATGAACAACGTACCGCAGTGTGTTGTTTGTCCTCTTTAAATTTGGAACACTATGATGAATGGAAAGACCATCCTACTTTTCTTCGTGATGTTGCTGAAATGCTTGACAATGTTCTTCAGTATTTTATTGATAATGCTCCTTCCACCATTCAGCGTGCAAAGTATTCTGCCAGTCGTGAGCGCAGCATTGGTATCGGTGCTTTGGGTTTCCATGCTTATCTACAACGGAAGGGTGTCGCATTTGAAGGTGTGATGGCCAAAATTGCAAACAATCAAATGTTCAAACAAATTAGAAAGGGATTAGATGAAGCTAATATCAGTTTGGGAAAAGAACGTGGTGAAGCTCCAGATGCTGTTGGCAGCGGTCAACGTTTCAGTCATCTTATGGCTATTGCTCCAAATGCTTCTTCGTCTATCATTATGGGAAATACTAGCCCTAGTATCGAACCTTATCGTGCTAATGCTTATCGTCAGGACACGTTATCTGGCGCATTTCTAAACAAGAATCGTTGGCTAGATATAATCATCAAAGGTCTAACACAAACAGAGGAAGAATATAATGATATTTGGTCATCAATTATTGCAAATGATGGTTCAGTTCAACATTTGAATATTCTTGATGAAAATCAAAAAGCAGTATTCAAAACATCCATGGAAATTGACCAACGTTGGGTGATTGAATTAGCTGCTGACCGACAAATGTACATCGATCAAGCACAATCGTTGAATTTGTTCTTCCGTCCAGATGCACACATCAAGTACATTCATGCAATACACTTCATGGCATGGAAGAAGGGTGTGAAAACACTTTACTACTGCCGTTCAGAGAAATTAGCCAAGGCTGATAAAGTATCTAAGAAGATTGAACGTCAAGTTATTAAAGAATTGGATATGATTCAAGTAGCACAAGGAAATGATTGTATAGCTTGCGAAGGATAAAATGAAACCCACTATAGCATTGTTTATACATGATCCAAAGTGTTCGGTGCAAAGTGGAAATGGAATTATCAAAGCATTAAATTCAAAGTATGAATTCAAAATATTTTCAAAGAATGAACTAGAAGATGATTTCTTTGATGATGTGCAATTGATTGCTGTACCTGGTGGCTTTGGTGATTCCGATTCTTATGATAGATTACTATCACACAACTCCGAAAGAGTTGTAGACTTTGTTAAAAATGGTGGCCACTATCTTGGTATTTGCATGGGTGCATATTGGGCAGGCAAACACTATTTTAATATTCTGGGTGACGTAGAAGTTGAGCAATATATAAAAAGACCGAACACAGATACAAAGCGCCCACATGCAAAGAATATGCCTATCATTTGGAATGGTGTAGATGATAACATGTTCTTCTATGATGGTTGTGCATTTGGACCAGGACAGTATGATATCATAGCAAAGTATATGAATGATGATCCGATGGCTATCATAAAAGGACGAATTGGTCTAATTGGTTGCCATCCTGAAAGCCAATTGCATTGGTATGAAAGTTATAGTTGGATGAAAGGTAAATATCATAACGGTAGACACCACACACAGTTACTAGAGTTTGTAAACAAATTAATGGAGAAATAAAAAAATGAAAAAAATAATTATAAGCGTAATGGCTATGCTATCAATCGTAGCATTCGCACAAGGTAAACAGAAAGATGGTGTAATATATGATGCAGTTATCACCAGAGTTATTGATGGTGATACTGTAGCATTTCAAGCACCATTTCTACCTGCACCATTAAAGCAGGAACTATCTATTCGTGTGTTCGGTGTTGATACACCAGAAAAGGGACACAGAGCGCAATGCCCAAGCGAGGATCAAAGAGGACAGGCCGCATCGGCATTTACCAAAGCACAAATAACAGCCTCAACAAAGCGTCAGGTCATTCTGATGGACTGGGACAAATATGGTGGGCGTGTGTTGGGTGATGTTATTCTTGACGGTAAAAGTTTAAGACAGATGTTAATATCAAACGGTTTTGCCCGTGAGTACTACGGTGAAGCCAAACAAAGTTGGTGCAATTGATATGAGAATTTTAAGATTTACAGCATCATGGTGTGGTCCATGCAAATTATTAGCAAAGAATTTGGAAGAAGCCGACATTAGTATACCAATTGAAGTTGTTGATGTTGATGTTCATTCCGATGTTGCAGTTGAATACGGCATTCGTGGTGTACCAACATTAATTTTATTAGATGAAAATGATAATATATCTAAAAGACTTGTTGGTAATAAAACAGTTTCAGAATTAAGAGAATGGGCTACAGCATGATTAAGAAAACCACAAGCAGATTAACAGACGAAAGAAATAGTTTCAAACCTTTCAACTATCCATGGGCATATGATGCATGGTTGAAACATGAACAATCACATTGGTTACACACAGAGGTACCAATGGCTGAAGATGTGAAGGATTGGAAGAAAAAACTATCAACAGAAGAAAAACAATTTCTCACACACATCTTCCGTTTCTTTACACAAGGTGATATTGATGTGGCCGGTGGTTATGTGAAAAATTACCTGCCACATTTCCCACAACCAGAAGTTCGTATGATGTTGATGGGCTTTGCCGCAAGAGAAGCACTACATGTGGCCGCATACAGTCATTTGATTGAAACACTTGGTTTACCAGAGACAACATACAACCAATTCTTAGATTATCAGGAGATGAAAGATAAACACGATTATGTTTTGGATATCTCTAATAAGAATGGTGACCTTTCTAGTACTGCTACTCACATTGCTGTTTTTTCCGCTTTTACCGAAGGTATGCAGCTTTTTAGTTCTTTTATCATGTTGCTTAATTTTCCACGCCACGGGAAAATGAAGGGTATGGGCCAAATTGTTACTTGGTCTATCGTTGATGAAACAATGCACGCTGAATCAATGATTAAATTGTTCCGTACATACATTGAAGAAAATAAAGAAATCTGGAATGATGAACTTAAAGGTAAGATATATACAATTGCTGAGAAGATGGTTCAATTAGAAGATAAGTTTATTGATTTAGCATTTAGTATGCAAGCTATAGAAGGTCTAACGAATGCTGATGTTAAACAATACATTCGTTACATTGCTGACCGTAGATTGATTAGTCTTGGTTTGAAAGGCATCTTTAAAGTGAAGAAGAACCCATTGCCTTGGGTTGAAGAAATGATTAACGCACCAACACATACCAATTTCTTTGAGAATCGTGCTACTGACTATGCTAAGGGCGCATTATCAGGTAATTGGGGTGATGTTTGGGCCAAAGCAGCTTAAAGGAAAAACATGGGAACGAAAACAATAACAGCAGAGTGTACAAACTGTGAATCGAGCTATGACATGATCTATATGGAAGAATTAGTATCAGAAGAATATCCGGAGTTTTGCCCGTTTTGTGGTGAAACCATCGAATCGTTGTCCGAAGAAGAATATATAGATGAGGATGATGATTCTGATGAGGACAAATGGGAATAAACTGGACATACAAAGATAAAGATTTTACAGAGGATTTAATTGGCGACAATTATGGATTTGTGTATCTTATAACAAACAATGTAACAAGTAAAAAATACATTGGTAAAAAATTCTTCTATTCCTCAAAAACAAAACAAGTAAAAGGCAAGAAAAAGAAATTTAAAGTTTCTTCGGACTGGCAAACTTACTATGGTAGCAATGAGGAATTGAAAAAAGATGTTATAATGCATGGACAAGAATTGTTTAGCCGAGAAATCATACATCTATGTAAAAGCAAAGGTGAATGTGGTTATCTTGAAGCCAAAGAACAATTTGTCAACGGTGCGCTGGAAACAGATGACTATTACAATTCTTGGATTATGGTAAGAGTAAGAAAGTCACACATTAAAGGTTTGCAATGTTAGAATACTTGAAAGATATTGAGGAATATGATGCTTTGTTTTTCATGCCTCATCCGGATGTGGACATACACATACAATCAAATAGATACAAGAATCCTGGTACACCAGTAGATGTTAGCTCTATTGGGCCAAGTTGGCATGTTTTGTTGTTTACCTGCAACGAAGAAACCGACACATTGGAAAACCTGGATGCATTTGATGCTGTTCTGAGTGATCCTAGGGAATATATTTCAACATTAATACCACAAGGTTGGTTTGGAATAGTGGCAAAGAAAACAACCACATCCAACTCTTTTATGTCAGATGCGCTTGACAAGATCAAGAGTATGATGTAAAATACAATCTTTGAAACAGAAAGTTTATTATGATTCTCGTTGACCTTAACCAGGTATTGTTGTCTGGACTGATGGCTCAAATTGCCAGTCAAAAAGGTGTTAAGTTGGAAGAAGGTCTTATCAGACATATGATCCTGAACATCATCAGGACGCACCTAAAGACATTCCGCAAAGAATATGGTGAGGTTGTACTCTGTAGTGACAACCGCAAGTACTGGCGCAAGGAATTCTTTCCCTTCTACAAGGCTGGCCGCAAAAAAACAAGAGAAAAATCAGACCTTGATTGGCATCTGATTTTTGATATGCTTTCCAAATTCAAACAGGAACTCCGTGACAACTTTCCATACAAAGTGGTTGATGTTGAGGGAGCAGAAGCGGATGATATCATTGGTACACTTGTACCTCGTCATATCATGCATGAAAACATCATAATTATTTCCAGTGACGGCGATTTTCTACAATTACAGATGTATAATGGTAGAAGTGAGTTTACTGTGAAGCAATACAATCCTGCACAAAAGAAATTCATCATTTCGGAAAATCCAGTAGCTGAACTGAAAGAAAAAATCATTCGTGGTGATAAGGGTGATGGTATACCGAATGTACTGTCAGTGTCAGATTGTTTCGTGCGTGATATTCGTCAAACACCAATCAACAAAAGTAAATTTGACAAATTGATGGAAAAAGATTATGGTGAATGGGAAGATGAGAATGCTAGAATTGGTTATTCTCGTAATCAGACACTGATTGACCTCAGAAATATACCAGGTGATATCAGAGAGAAAATCATAAATAGTTATGAAGAAACTAAACCGGCATCCAAAGGTAAAATTTTGGATTATTTAATTGCCAACAAACTGAAAAGTTTAATTGATGTTATTGAGGAATTTTAATGAAACCGTTATATGAAATATTTGATGCAATTGATGATGCTCAAAGTAGAAAAGAGAGAATGGACATAATTAGCCAAAATTTGTCACAACCACTAGTTGATGTTTTTAAATTAACATATCATCCAGATTTTCAATGGAAGGTAAAAGAAATACCTGAAAATTATAAAGTACCAACTGATATGTTACCCGGTATCACGCATGATAGTCTAGCACACCAGTTGCGTAGATTGTATATGTTTCAAGAAGGCAATCAAATGGCCGAAACATTAACAGATAGAAGAAGAAATGAACTCTTGATTCAGATGTTGGAATCAATCGAACCAAGAGAAGCAGAAATCTTATTGGGTATATTCCAAAAAGATTTGGGAGTAAAAGGTATAAACTATAAATTTGTAAAAGAGGCATTTCCAGACCTTCTACCATAATGGACAAAGAAAATATAATTGTCGTATCCGGCGAATTTGATCCTATCTCTTATAATGAATTTAAACTATTAAAAAAATGCAAGTCAAAGTGTGATTGGCTTGTTGTTGGCGTACATTCTGACGCTTACATGAAGTTACTCAAGGACGGCTTCAAAAATACACACGACCAAAGAAAAGAAGTAATAGAAAGTTTTCCATTTATTGATGAAGTATTTACATTCAATGATATGGACGGAACATCATGCAATTTGTTGAGAATAATTAAAATGTGCTATCCAATGTCAAATATAATCTACGTGTCACAAACAGACATGACAAATATGCCAGAATCTCGTATTCGTGGTATAACCTTTGAGACTATTAAATAAGGAGTTAAATTAAAGTGTCAAAATTTTCCGGTAAGTTTCGCAATTACGATGATGATGAGAATTCTAATTTTCAACCAAGAAAAAAGAAAAAAGAACAACAAAAAACCACAAGAAAGAAATCTAATTATGATGATTATGATTATTTCATGGGCAGTGAGGATTATCAAAAACCCGGTAGAAGAAAAGCAAGACAATTCTAGTGTTGTTTTCCTGCAACACACATATTGACAAATATCCTGAATAGTGTATAATACACTCATTCGTTGGAGAAATTTTATGATGTTCTATGTACGCCCACCCAAGTCAAAGGCTAAAAAAGTGCCTAAGGCTAAACTCGAGCAGTACGAAAAATGGTTGCAATCACACCAACCAACAAAACCCCTTAAAATCCAAAAAACCAACAATACATTGAATGGTTATAAACTGTCAACACCTGTTGGCCGTGAAACCAAGCAATACAAATCATTAAATACCGGTGAAGTTGGTGCAACCAAAGCTGAACCAAAGGTTTATACTGGTACAAACATGCTTGGTATTGCAACAATGCACAAGTCCAACGCTGTTCCTGTGTTTAACAGTGAAGCAGCTGTAGAAATTTCAAACATGAGGCGTTAAAATGAGTAAAAAAATGAGTTTTGTTGTAAAATTGCAACGACCGGTGTGTCGAACACCAATCAAGCCTGTGCAAGCGCATAAAAATGTCGCAAAATACAGTCGTAAAAATGATAAAAAGACAATTTTGTCGCAAATCACTGAGCTAGGAGCATAAAATGTCGCAAATCACTGAGCCAAAACAAGAACCGATTGAATGGCAACCTTTGGATAAAGTTATACGTGAGTGGGCAGTCATGTCCCAATTCGAAAATGACCAAGATTGGTACAATAAACTGAAGGAACAGTGCGAATGAACAAAATTTACAACTACGAAGAAATTTTCGAAGAAATACCTGGCGATCCCGACAACATTTTGCTAAAATTTCCGCCGGAAATGTTGGAACAAACCGGTTGGAAAGAAGGTGACACCATAAACATTAAAATTGTTAACGGAAGTTTACACATTTCAAAAAATGATGTTGCAGAAAAACAACTCAGCCTTGATTTTTGATTGATAGTGTGATATAATAGAGTTATCACACAGGAGTTTTCATGGAATTGATTGAATCTAAATCGTTGCTGGCCAAATTGATGGCTACAGAGAATCTAACGATTGAACAACGCCCGGTACAAACAGCATCCTTTGATGTTCGTAACCGTGTTTTAGTTGTACCCATCCTCGACAAGAATATTTCAAATGAAATTTATGATTTATTCATGGGACACGAAGTTGGTCATGCTCTTTACACTCCGATGGAGGGTATGCTTAAAGTAAGAAAGTTAAAATTAAATAGTGATGTTGCCAATGTGGTTGAAGATTCCCGCATTGAACGCAAAATCAAATACAAATATCCTGGCCTCAAAAATTCTTTTGCAAGAGCTTATAAAGAGCTCTTTGAAAAAGATTTCTTTGGTGTCAAAGATTCTGACCTAAACAAATTAAATTTACTTGATAGGATTAATCTTCACTGCAAAGGTGGAGCTGGATTGCGTATTCAGTTTAATGATATTGAACGTGGTCTGGTTGGAGAAGTTGAAACAACTGAAACCTATGATGAAGTAATTAAAGTAACCAAGAAAATTATCGATTACATGAAAATGCAAATCGAAGAAGAAGAAAAACTAAGAATCAAATCAGATGAAGATGGTGATGATTATGATGATGAATCTGATGTATCAGAGGAAGAAATGGGCTTTGGTTCCGACTATGATGAGGACTATGAAGATTTCGATGGCAATAGTGAATCTGAGGTAAACGTAAACGAAGACGGAGAACAAGTACCAGCTTCTGGTTCAAAATCCGGAAAAAGTTTGGATGAAAAACTTGAAGAAAAAATCAAGTCACATACTAGTGAAGCATTTCGCCAAAACGAAAAGAAGTTATTTGAATCTAAACCTGGAACTTATGCATATGTAAATGTTCCACAATTAGATACAAAATATATTTTTGACCATAAAGAATTGTGGAAAAAATACAAAGAAGAGGACCATAAGGTTTGCACAGAATCTTATATAAAAATTCGAAATGAAAGTAACAAAGTTGTTTCTTATCTTGTTAAAGAATTTGAAATGCGTAAGAACGCAGACCAGTTAAAACGTGCTTCTGTTGCAAAGACTGGTGACTTGAATATGAAGAAAATCTTTTCATATCAATTCAACGAAGATATCTTCAAAAAGATTACAGTTGTACCTGGTGGAAAATCTCATGGTCTTGTGATGTTCCTTGACTGGTCAGGTTCAATGGTTGAACACATTGGTAATACTGTTAAACAGTTAATTAATCTTGTGTTGTTTTGCAAGAAGGTTAATATACCATATGAAGTATATGCTTTTATTGAAGATTCTGCTGGTAAGCATTACGTAAGACAAAAAGCTGTAAAAGGAGACCTCTATTTGAGAGGTTTTGGATTATGCAATTTGTTGTCTAGTAGAATGTCTAGTTCGGAATTTACTTATGCAGCTTCTGGTCTTGTGTATATGTCAGGGCTTTCGAAAAATTATAATAGACCTGGCCACACTCCACATTGGTTGAGTTTATCTGGAACACCATTGAATGAAGCAATCATTTATTCAATGACAATTGTTCCAGAGTTCCAGAAAAAATATAAATTGCAAATTGTTAACACAATCTTTTTGACAGATGGTGAAGGACACAATTTGCGTGAAGTGTATGATGATAATGGTTATGATTATATGATGCCGAAAGCCATCAAAGCAGAAACTTTGGTTATTCGTGATCCAATCACCAAGAACCAGGAATCTGTTGACCTAAAATCTTATGCATATGATGCACAATCTAAAGCATTGATAAAATTGTTAAGAGCTAGAACCAACTCTAATGTAATTGGTTTCTATATTATCAGTGGTCGTGATTTTGGCCGCAAAGTGCAACAATGGTTCCCGAAACAAAATAATCACGAATCATTAAAATTAGATTTCCGTAAAAACAAATTTATGATACTCCAGAATAGTGGGTATGATGAATATTATATTCTCCGTTCTGGTGGCCTAGATACGGAAGAGGATGCGACTTTTGAGGTTAAAGAAAATTCTACAATCAAAGGAATTGCATCTGCTTTTGCGAAACACAATGTTAACCGAATTGGTAGCCGTGTGGTATTAAATCGCTTCATTAAACTAGTAGCTTAAAAGGAATTAAAATGAGTAATTATTCAGAATTTATTAATGTTGACAGAAAAGCAACACTCACTCGTTTAGACCAAGGTCTTATGACACAGTGGGTTGTTGAAATGTATATTGATAAAAGAGTTATTCAAAAGGTAACATTGGGTGACCAACAAAAGGCCAAATCTTTGGCAGAAAATTTTGTTCGTAATGACGGTCAAGCAGTACAAACATTGCTCAGTGAATTTGTATGAAAATTGACAAGCAGACTAAAGAGGTTTTATGTATTGCACAGGAAGAATGTGCCGAAGTCACACAAGCCATTTCAAAAATATTCCGATTTGGCTTTGATTCGGTACATCCTGTAACCAATAAGACGAACCAACAAAGTCTGGAGGAAGAAGTCGGTGATTTACTGGCGATGGTTGACATTATGATGGAAAAGTGTATAATATCAGATTCTAATGTTAATGCAGCCAGACAGGCAAAAAAAGAGAAACTTAAAATTTGGTCAAGTATCGAGGTATAAAATGATTATGCATAAATTGATGGACAAAATTGGCCGTTATCGGTTGATTTTAGATAGAGTGACAAAAGAACCGTACATGCATCGGTACTATTTGTTTCTCAAAGATCGTAAATGGTTTCCTTTTAATGTGGTATTGCACAAAATTATGAAATCGGATGAACCAGTTTTCCATGACCATCCATGGCCATTCATTACTGTGATTATCAAAGGTGGTTATTGGGAACACACACCAGTCTTGGATGATAATGGTAGACAGATTGTAGACATTGCACGATGGTGTGGTCCAGGTTCTATCATCATGCGTGGTTCAAAAGATTATCATTGGTTGGAACTTCACAACAATGAACCAGTAACCACATTGTTCTTTATGGGTCCACAACTCCGTGAATGGGGTTTCCTCAGAGACAAGTGGATACATAATGAAGAATACTTGAAACAAAGATTGGCAAAATGAGTGATGAACAGGTGCTGGCCATGTACGAAAAATTGAAACAACATTTCGGCGATAAACTTCCAGACCCGGAACATCAACCAATGCAATTTGCATACTTTGTGAAGATATACAAATATTATCATGGAGGCACAATATGAGTAGATTGGTAAATGAGATAGAAGATTTGGGTCACTATATGAGAGACCGCCGTATGGACGGGTTCTCACAATTTGGTGCCAAACAAAAAATATATGAAGTGATGTGGGAATGTGAAAAGCAATTGAAAGATTCACCAACATTTTCTATAGAGGAAGAATGGCTCAATGAGAATCGAAAACAGAATTAAAGAGTATCATATTCAACAGAGGCGGTTACAGGATCGCCGTCAAGAAGAACATGTACAAGAGAAAAGAATTCTTGAAGAAAAACGGAAAGAGAGAATTCGCCGAATGGATAAACACCGGGTGGATGTGTACGCATAATTATGAGCTCAAGTGATTGGTCGTTTATATTATTTGTTTTCCTTTGTTTCTTTCTTTTCTCTGGTGAACCAGATGTATGGGACAAGGCTCACGAATACACAATGAAGAAACTAGAAACAAAATCTGAATTGTGACAGTTTTGTTACTAATTCCTGGAAATCTAGATAATGGTATGGGGTTGTCCCATATAACTTGAAAAGGAATCAAATGAAAAAACTAATCGCTTCCGTATTAACTATCATATCAATCACAGTATCAGCCGCAGATATCACAGGCGCTGGTGCTACATTCCCTTATCCAATCTATGCTAAATGGGCCGAAGCCTATAGCAAAGATACTGGTGTTAAATTAAACTATCAATCAATCGGTTCATCTGGTGGTATACGCCAGATTAACAACAAGACAGTTACATTCGGTGCTACCGATGCGCCAGTCAAAGGCGAAGACCTTGATAAATTGAATCAGATACAATTTCCTGCTATCATCGGTGGTACTGTGCCGATTATAAATCTTGATGGATTCAAAGCAGGTGAATTGCGTATCACTGGTCCTATTCTAGCAGAAGTATTCATGGGTGATATTGTAAAGTGGAATGATCCAAAGTTACAAGCATTGAACCCAGGTAAGAAATTGCCAGATACTAATATCACAGTCGTTCATCGTGCTGATGGATCAGGTACCACATTTAATTGGACTGATTATCTTACAACAGTATCAAAGCCATGGGCTGATAGAGTTGGCAAAGGTGCCGCAGTTAAATGGCCCGCCGCATCATCGGTTGGCGGTAAGGGCAATGAAGGTGTAGCGGCTAATGTAACAAGAGTGAAGGGCTCTATTGGGTATGTTGAGTATGCGTATGTAAAGAAAAACAATTTGGTCTTCATGCAATTGCAAAACAAAAATGGTAAGTATGTTAGCCCAGATGATTTGACATTTGCATCGGCTGCGGTCGGTGCTGATTGGTTCTCGGTACCAGGTATGGGTGTATCCATTGTGGATCAAAAGGGCGATAATACATGGCCTGTAACCACAGCATCATTCATTATCATGTACAAGGATCCAGTTGATAAGAAAGCATCCGAAGAGGTACTAAAGTTTTTTGATTGGTCCTTCAAGAATGGTAAGAAACTATCCGAAGATTTGGATTATGTCCACCTACCAGATGCATTGACTTCCCAAATCAGAGCAAAGGTATGGTCACAGATTAAATAA